GCGCCGATGGTTTGTTTCACCACCAATACACATCTTGCGCTCGAATCTGCCCGACATATAGATGCGCTGAAGCAATGAGGTGACTGACTTCAGGTTGTATCCCATGTGCTCGGCAAGATCGGCCGCTGTTGCAGGCTGAATGCTTTGAACGTCACTAATCAGCTGCTCCATTCTCTCTGCTCGCTGCTGCTGCTGTCGTCTCACTGCCTCTTGCTTTGCCTCAAGTCCCTCGTTCCTTGTGCGGCATGGCATTGAAGGTCTGAGCTTCTTTCTGTGTTGGCTTAACTCAAACTCATAGAGGCAATATCCATAAGTGATTTCCATTTTGATCTGGCGATCTTTTTCTTCGGACATCTTCTTCTTGTATGCCGCTCGCCTATGCGCCTCAGTCTTTGCTGCGTATGGATCACGCTTGCTCTTCATTGGCTGCTCGCCTGTTGGCCTTGGCTTGCCGCGCATTTCTGCGCCGTGCTTGGCGTGGCCAGATACAAACTTGATGCCGTATTTGTTGGCGATGTTTCTGATCTGCGTTCGGGATACATCCAAGAGCCTGCATGTTTCGGCCATGCTCAAGCCCATTCCCGCTGCGTCAATCACCTTATCTACTGGTGCAATTTTCATTTGATTCTCCATGGTGGGCGAGCCCGAAGGCCCGCCCTGTTTTATTAGAACGGAATGTCATCCCCGCCCAAGTCGTTTGATCCGAACGATGCTCCAGCTTGTGGTGCTGGCGCCTGTCCGCCCTGCTTCTGTGAGTCAGAGACATTGAAGGTCATGTAAGGTTTACCGTCCTTCATCTTGCGCCATGCTGCGAGGCGACGAAACTCATTGAAGGGGCCAGTGTAATCTGGCGCAGCCTCATTGCCTTTCTTGTCGTTCTCAAACAGGACGCCGATCTTTTCGTAGACCTCAATGATTGTCTTGCCTTCACGGGTCTGGTCTTTGACCAACGTGATCTTGCGATCAACACCTGTGTCATTGACCTTGCCTTGAAGGATCAGCTTCTGCGTTTCAAATGGTGCAAAGGCTGCGCCGCGATCGGTGTTGTCGTATGTATCTGCCATGCTTTTGGCTCCTATGTTGTGGGCTTACCAGCCCGTTGATGCGCCGCCAGAATCAGCGGCGTATTTGTTACCGTCCATCTTCCCGAGGAAGACATCGGCGTTGAACCCGAGGTGAGACAGGGCCTTGGTCAGGCCATCTGTGACTGCCATCTTGGGTGCGTCCTCTGCCATGCGGCCCTTGGCTGCGTCAAAGAACTTGCGGCAACCAGTGAAGGGGCCGAAGACATTCTCTGGCTTGCCATGCCATACGCTGACATGAGCCAGCACTGCACTGTCTCCGTTGCTGACATGCACAATCTCTGTTGTGCTGTTCCAGCCCCAGCCTTGGCCCACTGGACCGAAGACTTCTGTTGCTGATCGAATCTGATACATCGGGTCGATTGCTGTGAAGCTTCTTTGGCCAAAGCTAACTGGCTTTAGAGATGCTGGGTCAGATACGCTGACCTTGTTCCATAGTTCCATCGTCATTTTTTTCTCCTTATAGGCGTACGTTAAAGCGTAGTGATCCGTTCTTGGCTCGCTTGATTGAGAGCAGGTTTGAGTAAACCTCACGCTCATTGGCGCCGACCATATCTTTCAGGGACTTCTTAGCAGCCTCAAATGTTTTGGCCGCTGGCTGGTTCTCGATGTAGTCATGGGCGAGGCTGATGAACTCGTTGTCATGGCTGGCGTCACGCTTGACCATTTCGTCCACCGCAATCTTGTCGATTGAGATGTTTGGTGTGTCGATACCAATCGGTTCTTCATCCCGTAGAACGTAGCCCCAGAAGTCCGACACCACTGCCCACATAGAATTGAAATACCCTTCGTCGTATGAGACATAAGCGCCTTCCCATTTGTTGTTGCCGAAGATAGCGGACAGGTAAGCGCCCTTGGCGTCAGCCATGTGGGCATACATCTGAATCTGTGGCATGTAGAACTCGATCACTGAGTCCATGTTGTTGTATGAATTGGTGTGCTTGGCCTCGACGATTGCATCGTTCCACTTGGCGTCGATGGTTCCCTTGGCTGGCACGTTGCCAATCATCTCTTCGTACTCTGACTGGTGGTGAGACAGCACGCAGTTGTATTGCTTCTCGAACCAGCCGAGGTTGAAGTCCTCGGTGTGAATGCCAAGCTGCACTGCGATGTTGTCACTGAGATCGTCGCTCTCTACTCGACCAGTCTTGACCTGCCAGAGCTTGAGCCACTCACCTTGCATAATCTTGACGCAATCTGAGCCGCCGATAAATCCTTTACGTTCCATTCTTCTTCTCCTTGGTTTGTAATTACTGCTTATGTGCAGCGTTATGCAGTGTTTTTAAATAAGGTTCAAGTTCTAAATCTGTAATACCCTCCATCTTTTGAAGTTTTTTTCGTGACGGTCCCTTGAGATAGGTGTCTGAAACGGGAGCGCCTGAGCGTATGCGTTGTGCCGCGAGGGCATATGGGTCCAGAGAGGTGCGAGTTGGCTCTGTATGAGGCTCTACGCCGCTCTTAGCTGCCTTCTTGGCGGCGTCGAGAAAGTCTTTGACTGGCGGGAGCGTCCGAGAGCGAGCTGATTGAGACACCTCCTTCGCTATGGATGCGGAGAGGTGACTCATCAGCTCTTGGTTAATGTTGTTTGGAATGTTGCGATTGATTGCTTCGATCAAATCCATAGCCACTACCTTGGGGTCAAGGTCTTTGGGCATGTTGAAGCGAGTAAGTATCTCAGTCTTGAACCACTCCTTGAGGAACGCAATGCGTTGATCATAGTTCATCGAGGAACCCTCCCATCTTTTTCTTTGGCATCTCTGTCTCGAGCTCATCTTCCCAGCGCTCTTGGTTGAGCCACGTTGAGGCATGAGGAATGAATTGCATTTCAGTGCCACTGTTCTCGCAGTAGGCAGCGTAATCCATAGCGCCTTGGATAATCACGTTGGCATCTTCGTATTTGCAGGCTTTAGCAAACGCTGTGCGTGCTGCACCCTTGCCGATGCGACGAGGATAGGCAGACCAAAACGATTGGAATGCAGGTGTATCTAGGGGGTGTGCCAATTTGGCACGGGAAGAAGTATTACTTATAATATCTAGCCTAGTAATATTACTATCTACTTCGTGTGCCAATTTGGCACGGGTATCATTAGCCATTTCGTCCTCCATGCAGGTGATAATGTAGAAGTTAGACATACCATGACGGGGTATGATTCGTATGTGCCCTTCGTCAGCAAGCCACTGAATAGTGCGGGCCACTGTTCTCAATGGTATCTGGCTGCCACTGGACAGCGTGTCTCTTGAAGGAAAGCATTCGCCACTGCCATTGGAATACTTGGCAAGCTCAATGAGAAGAACCTTTGCAAAAGGTTTCTCTATTGACGACAAAGCGATGTCAGTAATAAGATCATAGTGCATCAGTTCTCCCGATCTACGCTGGTGTTTCTTCCTCTCCATCGAACTTGCAGTGACTCATTGGTCTGGGTCACTGCATTTTTTTATTGAGAAGGCATAGAGGATGAGCTTTCAAGATAGTACTCCGCAACATTAACTCCGTTGCTTAACTCTATGATTTGCTTGGCAATATTGTGTCCTTCATTACGGAGGTCATAGACTCGAGCAGCCAGTCTGAAGCAGCCGAACAATTCGAGTGCATCCATTGGTGTGATGCGATGTCCACGCTTCAGGTAATTAAGAATCCGTTTGCTTTGACTTTCCATTTTCGCTCTCCATAAGCTTGGCGAATGTCTCGCCTTCGATGATCACTACTACTTGCGGCTTGCCTGTCCGTCTCTTGTAGAATGCTATGTCCCTGCCTTCCAAAACCTTGAAGGGGCTGGGGAAGTTTGATAGGTCACGGTACTTCACCTCACCTACCAGTTCGTGTCCCATGAGTTCGACTTTGAGGTCGCCTCGATACTCTCCTCCCAATGCTCCTGAGAGGGGCTGGGCTTTGGCTTTGATGCCCATCTGCGTGAGCCACTTGATGAACCACCTTTCGTGGTAGCTTCCCTTCTGCTTATTCTTGTTTGCCATATCTCTGCCTCGTAGCAATCCAAGCATATATACCAATGCTTCTGTGTTGTTCGCTCGTGACCGTTCTTGAGAATGGCAACGAAAT